CCAAACGCTGACCTAGATATAACGCTAGACTAAGATGCTATACGGAGCGTTTAAATACGGTCAAGCAGCATATTCAACAGCAGACCTTGAAGAAGGTGTAGTACCTATTACAATGACGAGTTCTGCTTCGGCAGTTGCTCAGAGAGTAAGAGAGTCAGGCGCGATAGTGATGGGCGATTCAGCTACATTCACTATTTCATTTAAGACTGTTAATGCTAGTGCTACAGTATCATCTAGCTCTTCTACATCTTGTGTAGGTGCAAGAACTAGAACTACAGGCGCTGCAATAACAGCTAGTAGCTCATTAGTGGGTGACAGTCAAAGGGTACGAGAAACAGATGCTACGTTAGCCTCTTTATCTTCTATAACTACCAATGCCATTGTTATTTACACTTCAGGTGCGGATTTAATATCCTCAGTGGCGAGTATCACAGCAACCTGCAATAGAGTTAAGCACTTTAGTGGAATCACTACAGCAACTTCAAGCGCTACAGCTATTGGTAGAGAGAAGTGGGAAGTTAAAGCAGAAGGCTCAGAGTCATGGACTGAAATAGCAGAAGGCTCAGAGACATGGACAAACATTACAGAATCATCAGATAGTTGGACGGAGATAGCAGCATGAGTTTAATACCATTACAACTACCACCAGGTGTTCACAGAAACGGAACAGAATTTGAATCATCTAATAGATGGAGAGATGCTAACCTTGTCAGATGGCAAGATGGTTCTTTACGTCCTGTAGGTGGTTGGGTCGTTCGTAAGTCATCAGCATTTGCAGCACCTCCAAGAGGTATTATTAGTTGGGCGGACAATAGTTCTGACTCACATATTGCATCAGGTACTTACGACAAGCTATACGCATTAACAGAGTCAAGTCTTGTTAGTGATATTACTCCTGTTGGATTAACATCAGGCGACCGAAACGCGACTAAGAACTTATCATACGGTGGTACATTCTATGGCACAGGGTTCTACGGAACAAAGAGACCTTCAACAGGTGTATTTGACGAAGCCACTACATGGGCATTAGACTCATGGGGTGAGTATTTGCTTGCTTGCTCAACTAAAGACGGCAAGATATACGAGTGGACATTAGACACAGCAGTATTACCAACAGTATTAGCTAACGCACCGATTAACAATAAATCAATGTTAGTTACAGAAGAGAGATTTGTATTTGCTCTAGGCGCAGGAAACAATCCTAGAAAGGTTGCTTGGTCAGATAGAGAAAACAACACAGTATGGACACCGAGCGCATCTAACGAAGCGGGTGACATGGAATTACAAACAACAGGTCGCATTATGTGTGGCACTAAAATGAGAGGTAGAACTCTTATCTTGACGGATAACGATGCTCATATTGCTACTTACTCAGGTCCACCGTTTGTATATGGATTTGAGAAGGTAGGAACTGCTTGTGGTATTGCTTCAAGAAAATCATTAGTGGCGATTGATGAAGGTGCATTTTGGATGGGTGCAAGAGGGTTCTTTACTTTCGATGGCTCAGTAGCAAAAGAGATTCGGTGTGAAGTGTTAGATTATGTGTTCGAGGACATTAACTTTGACCAAATTAGTAAAGTGTATGCGGTAAACAATACTCAGCATGGCGAAATTTGGTGGTTCTACCCTTCAGGTTCATCATTAGAGAATGACAGATACGTTTCGTTAGATTACAAGGAAGGCATTTGGGCATTTGGCACAATGGATAGGACGGCTTGTATTGATAGAGGTGTATTTAGCACGCCTATTTGGGCAGATTCTAGTGGCAATATATATAATCACGAAACAGGTAGTGTACATGGCTCTATTAAGCCTTTCGCTGAATCAGGACCTATTAGTTTAGGTAATGGAGATGGAGTAATGAAAGTCTCACAGCTAATACCTGATGAGAAGACACAGGGCGAAGTAAACGTAACCTTTAAGACACGATTCTATCCAAATGATACAGAGCGTACATACGGACCTTATAACACTGGCAATCCAACCTCACTAAGATTTACAGGTAGACAAGTAAGAATGCGAGTTGAAGGTACAGGAACTGAGGATTGGCGTTCAGGAGTAATGAGAATCGAAGCTAGGGCAGGTGGAAAAAGATGAGTATGCCACCACCACCATTAGGAGAGAATTGGAAACACTGGGGTGAACGCCTTAACGCTTTTCTATCTGGAAGTAGAGGTAAGCTTGATTATAGGACTACTGGCGACTCTGCTGCAGAAGATGGAATCCTAATGTGGGATAGGGCGTTAGGAACTTTAGTGGTATCTAAGAATGGCACATGGGTAAAGGTTAAACTAGACCCATGAATCTGCAATCAGAGTTATTAAGATGTCAAGAGTGGATTCAGTCTGCATTGGACAAGGGTGGCAACACCCATGACTTTATAGATGTGGTCGAGGGCGTGTTAAGTGGGAAAATGCAGTTATGGCATGGCGAAAAAGGATGCGCTGTAACAGAGCTAGTAGTGTATCCTAAGAAGAAAGTTCTTCATGTGTTTTTAGCAGGTGGAAAACTTGAACAGATTACAGATATGCACGAAGGTGCAGTAAAATGGGCTAAGGCTCAGGGATGCCAAGGAATGACCATAGCAGGTCGACCAGGGTGGAAAAAGATTTTAGACAAATACGGTTGGAAAGAGCAACTCGTTATTTTAGGAAAGGAGTTTTAGTATGAGTGGTGGCGGAAAGGGCGGAAGCTCATCAAGTGTGGCAGAAATCCCTAAGTGGATGGAAGAACCTGCAATTAGAAACATTGCAAGAGCAGAAGATATTCAACGAATCGGCTATCAGCCATGGTATGGTCCTGACGTAGCAGCATTTAACGATACTCAGAAAGCAGCAGCTCAGTCAAATATTGGCGCAGCAGAAGCTTTTGGTCTTGTACAACCTAATACATTAACAGCATACCAAGGTATGCCTCAAGCACAAACATTTGCAGGCGGAGTTCAAGGCTATAGTTCAGCACCTATGTTCGAACAAGCACAAGCAGAATTAGCAAGAAGAAACCCTGGACAACAAGCTCAGTATGATGCTTTATTTGGCTCTAATGTTTCAACATCATTTAATGATGGAAATGAAGCTACTATGCGTCAAGCGGTCTCATCAGATGGTAATGCCAGTTATAGTAATAATTACACGCCAACTTATGGCGGTGGCTCTGGCGATGGTGGAGATTTAGGTGACTATGTTATGGATGACGGTGGTATTGATTGGGCAGGTGCAGGCAACCCAGGCTACGGAATGGTAGATGACGTTGGCGTAACTAATCCTAACGGTGAATATGGCTATGGAACTTCAGGTGGTGGCTATGATTCTAGTGGCGGAACTACCTTTAACAACGGTGTAGTAATAGAAGATAGAAATCCGTTCTATAGTGATGGAACTCCTGTTTATGGAGGCGGTTCATCAGATTCTGATTCTGGACCATCAGGCGGATACGATTCAGACGGATATGGCACTTATGATATGGGTGGCTATGGTGACGATATTGGCATGGAAGACTCTGGTTCTGATGGCATGGAAGACTCTGGTTCTGATGATTCAGGCGGTGGTGGCGGTGGTGGCGGTGGTGGCGGTGGTTCGTACATTGCTACAGCATCTACTCAAGCTCTTGGTGAAGACGGTCTATCAGTATTCAACAACTGGCGTGATTACATGGCTTCATGGCATCCTACATTTACATCTTCGTTTGGTAGATATAGAGTTACAGCACCTAAAATTGTCAATGCTATTGACTCTAAAGACAACTCAAAAGAAATTTACAGAGACATTTGGGATAATCATCTTAAACCTATCTACGACTTAATTGTTAAAGATAAAGATGACACTAAAGCATTAGCTAAATATAAAGTTATGGTTAAAGACCTGGCTAAGAAATTCCTCAAGGAGAAAGTATAATGGCAGGTCAAATAGGTGGCGGTGTAACACAGTCGATGAACGGCAACAGTGGTCAAGGAATGAGCCAAATCAACAACTCTGTAACAGGCGCACTGTCTTCTCCTAAACTAGGAGGACTTGGCGGTGGTATTAATAACGTAGCCGGTGGTGGTATGCAAGCAGACCCTATTATGTCTGGTTATGATGACTGGAAGCAGAAAGAGTATGGTAGAAGCCGTTTTTTTGATACTGCTGATATGTCACCTAGTTGGTATAAAGGTGAACAATCTTTCGGTTCTAGCTCTGCTAACAGTAGACGTAATAAATACTTAGACTCTATCGGACGCTCTGACTTATACTCTAAAGATTATAATGCTGATACAGGAGCCGGTGGTGGTATTAATAACGTAGCCGGTGGTGGTATGCCTAGTTGGATGACTGCCCCTAGTGCGGGTTCGATGAACACTATGGCTACTCAAGAACATACCAACCCAATTACTGGTGAGACTTGGATGGCAAACTCAGGTGGGTACTCTGTTAAACCTACTTGGGATGGAGATTCATTCAGTCAACACTCAGGTAAATCTTACGCTGTAGACCCTAATAATCCTAATAACTACATTGGGAAATTTAGAGATGATTATGTTCGTCAACCTGGCGACTCAGGATATATCGGTACTGGAGCTGCTTTACTTCCACCACCACCTCAAGCTAGTGGTGGCGGACAAAAAAGAGCTTTATTCGCCCCTTCAAAAGAAACGGCTACTGGGTTTGTAAATATGGGTACTGGAGCTGCTAATATGGGGTATTCACCAAAGCAGGTGGAGTCTATAAAAAACACACCTACGTGGACTAATGATGGTATTTATAATCCTGCTGATTCAACCACGTATACTGATGTTAGTTTGACAACTCCTGTTGCAGGCGGAAACACTCCTACACAAGGCGGAAAGGGTAGTGGAGAAGTAGCACAACCTACACAACCTACACCTTATGCAGGAAGACCTGCTGCACAGAACATTAATACTCAATCAGCTCAAGGTATTACTGATTCTATGCGAGGTACACAATCTGAAATGGGGTATAGACCTCAACAGGTTCGAGTGCCTGGTCTAAGCTCTAGTATTGGTGGCGTTGGACGAAGTACAAGAGTTGGCAATCCTGGACAAAGCGGACTTATTGGTGGCGTTGGACGAAGTGGAAATATCGGTGGGGTTAATCAGAGTGGTCTTGTAGGTAATGTTGCTAAAGGTGGACTTATTGGTGGCGTTAATAAAAGTACAAGAATCGGCAACCCTGGACAAAGCGGTAGAGTTGGCGGTGTTAATCAAAGCGGACAAGTTCAAGCAGGACAGTTATCGGGTACTAATTTCGACCCTTACATGAATCCATATACTGATGCTGTTATTAAGTCAACAGAAGGTGATATTCTAAGAGGTGGTCAGAAACAATTAACAGGACTAGGCTCACAAGCTTCAGCAGCAGGCGCATTCGGTGGCTCACGTCATGGTATCGCTATGGGTGAAGTTGGTAGAAATGTTACTGAACAGATGGCTAAATCAGCTACAGGATTAAGACAAGCTAACTTCCAACAAGCACAACAAGCAGCGCAACAAGATATTGCTAGTCGTATGCAAGCAGGTCAGTTGAATCAGAAAGCAGGACAATTTGATATTGGAAACGTAAGACAACAACAGATGGCTAATCAACAAGCAAGTCAATATGACATTGGCAATAGACTTAAAGCAGGTCAGTTGAATCAACAAGCATCACAATTTGATATTGGAAACACTAGACAACAACAGTTAGCCAATCTATCATCAAGGCAATTTGATATTGGAAGAACAAGAGAACAACAACTTGCAAATCAGAAAGCAGGACAATTTGATATTGGTAACGCTAGACAAAGACAACTTGCCAATCAACAAGGTCGTCAGTTTGACATTGGTAATGTACGTCAACAGCAACTTGCTAATCAACAGGCAGGTCAGTTCGACATCGGCAATAGATTGAAAGCAGGACAACTTAATCAACAGGCTTCACAATTTGACATCGGTAATGTTCGTCAAGCTCAACTTGCTAATCAAACAGCGGGCATGCAAGACATTCAAAACATGATGAATGTACAGAAGTGGAATCAGGCAGCAGGCTTGCAAGGCTCGCAGAATAGACTAGGCGCATCACAGCAACTAGGTAATTTAGCTAACTTAGGCTTCGGTATGGGTCAAACGGTACAAGGTAATTTACAACAGCAAGGCGTACAACAACAAGTTATGATGCAAGCGTTAATTGATGCAGCTAAAGGACAGTTCGGTGGCTACACAGGCTCACCTATGAGTACGATTGGTGCAACTACTCAAGCGTTAGGCGCAACAGGAACACCTCAGAGTACAACTAAGTCTTCAGACCCAGGTTTGTTCGGTTACTTAACGGCAGCAAGTCAGATAGCTCCGTTTGTTCCTTCGGACAAGAGATTAAAAACTAACATTAAGAAGATGGGCAAGCTTAAATCAGGATTAAACATCTATCAGTGGGATTGGAAAGAAGGCGCAGAGAAGTTTGGTGCTGACATGAATCACACTATAGGTGTTATTGCTCAAGAAGCTAAAGAGCTGTTCCCTAATGCTGTTATTAAAATGGATAATGGATACTATGCTGTTAATTACAGCGCATTAAGATAAGGAGAAATATATGACACCTTTAGTAGCAGGATTATTAGGCGGATTAGCAGGTAATTACTTTTCAGACGACAAAAACAAGAATTTGTTAGGTATGTTTGGTAAACAAGCGCAAGCCAACCCACAGACTATGATTGACCCACAAGCATTGATTGGTGGTCAACCTCATGTTGGAAATCAACCGCCAATGCCTCAACCACAGCAAGAGGGTGGTGGGTTTCTAGGTGGTCTCAAGGATATGTGGAATGATGAGGAAGGTCGTGCTAGAATGACTATCGCACTTAACTCTCTACGCCATGAACCTGACGCTAATATTGCTACATCTATGGAAAACAAGATAAAGATGTTGCAAGGCAGGGGTAAGTCTAATAAAACAGCCGACTACTTCA